AATCCATATGAGACTTTTCGTGAGTGGTATACGAAGGATTATCAGTCTTTTATTGAATATAATATAAATGACGTTGAGTTGGTTGACAAACTAGAAGACAAAATGAAACTAATTGAGTTGTGTTTAACTATGGCTTATGATGCCAAAGTTAATTATACAGATGTACTCGGTTCGGTTCGTTATTGGGATATTCTCATATATAATTATTTGCGTGAAAAGAATATTGTTATTCCTCAGAAATCAAAAGCAGAAAAGGGTGAGAAATATGAAGGTGCATATGTAAAAGACCCTATTGTTGGTATGCATAACTGGGTAATGAGTTTTGATTTAAATTCTTTATATCCTCATTTAATTATGCAATATAATATTTCACCAGAGACATTAATTTCTTCTAGTGAAAAGAAAGATGGTTTGGTTAATAAAATACTTAATGGTGAAATAAAGAATGATACTGATTATTGTATGACTCCAAACGGCGCATTTTTTAGAAAAGATAAGAGAGGATTTTTGCCAGAAATTATGGAGACTATGTATGATGATCGTACAAAATATAAAAGACTTATGCTTCAAGCAAAACAAAAATATGAGGACACTAAAGACCCCAAACTTCTCAAGGACATTTCAAAATATAACAACATTCAAATGGCTAAAAAAATTAGTCTTAATTCGGCATATGGTGCTATTGGGAATAATTGGTTTAGGTATTTTAATATTATGGTCGCTGAGGGAATTACATTATCTGGGCAACTATCTATACGGTGGATTGAAAAAGCTCTTAACATTTATCTCAATAAACTCTTGGAGACGAAGAATGAAGACTATGTTATCGCATCTGACACCGATTCGGTTTACATTACTTTTGATAGGCTTATTAACAAGGTGTTTTCGGTGGGAACTGAAACAGAAAAAATTGTTACCTTCTTGGACAAGATTGCAACTGAGAAGCTGGAACCTTTTATTGATAAAAGTTATACGGCTCTTGCTCAGACTGTAAATGCTTATGAACAAAAGATGGAGATGTCAAGAGAAATTATTGCTGACAAAGGAATCTGGACTGCGAAGAAAAGATATATTTTAAATTCATGGGATATTGAAGGTGTTCGGTATAAGACTCCTCAACTCAAAATCATGGGCATCGAAGCGGTCAAATCATCGACGCCAGCGGTATGCAGACAAAAGATTAAGGATGCATTGAACATTATTATGACAGGTGATGAGAAAATGCTAAATACATTCATACAAGAGTTCAGAGATGAATTTATGAAGTTGCCGCCAGAGGATATTGCTTATCCACGCTCGGTAAATGGACTTAAAAAGTTTTCATCTTCTAATGGTATGTTTGCAAAAGGCGCCCCAATTCATTGTAAGGGAGCCATACTATATAACCATTTGGTGAAGAAACATAAATTGTCAAACAAATATCCTCTCATACAGGAAGGCGATAAGATAAAATTTCTGCATATGAAACAACCAAATGTTTATACAGCAAGTGCATTTTCTTTTCTAACTTTTATGCCAAAGGAACTTGACATTGTGGACAGAATAGACTATGATGAACAATTCACTAAGAGTTTTGTTGAGCCATTAAGGTTTATAACGGAAAAGATACTGTGGAAGATTGATGACAGTTACGGAACACAGGGAACGCTAGAGGATTTTTTTGGTTAATGCGGGCATCGTATAATGGTATTACCTCAGATTTCCAATCTGATGATGGGGGTTCGATTCCCTCTGCCCGCTCCAACTTGGATGTAGTATGATACTGAATAGAACAGATGCTCTTTATGCCGCTAGTGTGTTTACAGAATATTTTAGCAGTTTCGGCCGTATTGATGATTATCTGCGAAAAGTTAAATTAGAAAGAATGTCTAATTATCCAACGTCCCTGCCAGGCCTGGGGCCTCAGGATGATATGTTTGATGATTTCTCTATGCATCCAAATGATATGGATTTTGTTTGTAGAGAAGTTACAACAGAGATTTTTGTAAATTATCTAGAAATTGTAACTTCTCATGCTGTAGAGGTATCTGTGCCTGGCAAGTCTATCAAGTGGGTGGTATATGAAAAGAATACTAATAAGATTGTTGGATTTATTCGGTTAGGTTCGCCCACTATCAACTCTAAACCCCGAAATAATTTTCTTGACAAACCATTAGATACTCTTAATGCAGGGGTTATGAAACGCTTCAATGACTCTACTATTATGGGATTTATCATCGTACCAACACAGCCGTTTGGATTTAACTATCTTGGTGGTAAATTACTTGCTGCCATTTGTTGTTCTCATTTGACAAGAGATACGCTGGATAAGAAGTATGGCGGCCCATTCTGCATGTTTGAGACAACGAGTTTATATGGTACAACTAAGAGCGCCAGTCAATATGATGGTATGAAACCTTTTTTGCGTCACAAAGGAGAAACGGTATCTGATTTTGCTCCACTAATTAATGATAATAATTTTCACAAATTAAATAATTGGTTTAAGGAAAGAAATGGTGAACCATTGATTGATCCACAAGCTTCTAGTCGCAAGCTGAAGACACAAACTAAAATGATTTCAATTATTAAGGCCTCTCTCAAGGGTGTGGATGATGATGCTTATAATAAGTTCTGTAAGACATTCCTTGATGCCAAAGATTTGACTGAACAGAAACGTGCTTATATGTCAGATTATGGCTTTGATAATGTTAAAGAGTATTTGAATATGGAAACTGATGAGCTACGCAAGAAGGATAACTTTGATCGTTATAGTTTTGGCGGTGTAGTAGATTGGTGGCGTAGAAAGGCTACTAATCGTTTTAAAACTCTCAAGAGTGATGGCAGACTGAGGACTGAATTAGAAACATGGAATTGTGCAGATGACATTGATATCATCCGTTGAACATTCAAAATATATAAAGGTTCCTATTGGTGAAGATGAAAATAGTAAAACAATTTATCAGTACATTCGATGGGCTGCATGGATTCTGGAGTATGAACAATACAAATATCCAGATGATGTAAACATGGTTTCAAAACTGATTATTGATAACCTAGAACTAAAATTTTGTCCACCAAGATATAGAGAACTTAACAAGGGTAATCCGTTATTCGGTCACTGTTATCATGCGGTTCAAGCAATGTATTTCTTTTTTAAGAATGCAGAACTCAAAGTAATGAGTGCAAAATGTCAAGGGCCAGCAGAACAACATTGGTGGTTACAGGATGGTGATAAGATTATTGATATCACTGCTGGTCAATATGAGGCGTTTGATTTTGATCCTCCATATAATAAAGGGAAAGAAACTAAATGGTATGGATGGCGTTATAGGCCTCACAGGAAATCACAAAATTTGATGCTGTTGGTTCAACCTTCTGCAAAGTTATATTTTAAACAATATAGAGAAAAACTGAAAAAAAATTATTAAATCGCTTGACAATATCATATTGATATGTTACTATAAGGAATAATGTGAAATTGTTCACGTTTAAACAAAAGATGAGTTACGTTTCTGGCGTCATGCCGTAAAGAAATTATGCCATCTAAGTAAGGAGATGACTTTCATGAAAGTCAACACAACTACCGGCACTATGCCGTTCTCAAAAATAGCTAAACTACAAAAAGATGGGAAGATTTATCTTGACGAATCTTTTCAGAGTAACGCCCGATGGGATGTTCAATCTTCACAGGCCTACATGACTTCTGTATTCTTAGGAAGAGCAGTAACCGCAATTATTTTGGCTGATATAAAATCAATTGTTGCATCTTTAAGACTTGCATTTGGCGAAGATAATGATGATTATAAATTTTTCAAGGACTTAGAAGAACAAGGATTTGAATTCATCACTGTCGATGGAAATAACCGCTCACGATGCATCAGTGCATTTGCAAAGAATAATGTTCCTCTCTCTGAACAGGAGTATGAAATTGGTGATGGATATGTTCCTGTTTTCTCAGCAAATATGTCAAACAAGTATTATGACAGTTTACCATCAGATGTTCAAATCTATCTAAACATGACAAAGATGAATGTTCTTCTAGTAACACAGTGTGACAGACTTGGATTAGCTGCTTTGTTTATCGCTGTTAATAAGGGTATGAATCTTAATGGACAAGAAAAGCGAAATGCAATTTTGTGTGCCTTTGGTGCATATGTCCGTAAGTTAGCATCAGATAAAAAACTTGCGAAAACTTTTATTGAAATCTATGGTCAGAAAAATATTAATCGCAGATATTCTGATGAGATGATTGTCACTGCTGCCGTTATTGTAGCAAGAGGAATTGATGGTGTCACTAACGCTGCAAGGGATTTGGCTTACACCGATACATCAGAAGAGTTGTCAGTTTTCTCTAGTAGAGTAAAACCTCTCATAACAACCATTGTTGAGAAGCTGGTTAAGGCAAAGGGAACTGGTATTCTTGAAGTTGGTGGCCACCAGAACGCCAACTTTACTGATTTGATCATGCTTTTGAACTACATGCAACAAAATAATATTGTGATTGAAGATCATAGTGCATTTTATGATTGGTTCCTGTTGTCACAGTCAGAGAGGGTTGCAAATTCAGATGTTCTTTATGAGGGATCAAAGGGAACTAACAAACGCACATATGCTGGTTTGATGCGGGCTACAAGTAAGGCGTTCTTAACGATACGACAAAATATGTTGATTGAATCTTTGGGTGAGTGTCCAGATGGTATTTTGACTTTTCGTGCCGCAGAGCGTAACTTTGATCCGAAGCTTCGTTATTTCTTCTGGAAACGCCAAGAAGGTGTGTGTCCTTTAAAGGATAAATATATTGATCCTCGGTTCATTTGGGATGGAAGTGTAACACACATTGATCACGATATTCCTTGGTCAAAAGAGGGTGAAACCTCTGTTGAGAATGGTCAATTGGTTTTTGCTGATGCTAATCTAGCTAAGTCAAACATGATCTTTGAAGAAGTTCAAGAACTTTGAAACATCTTAACGCTTAACATTTTAAAAGGGGGAGCTCGGTTCCCCCTTTATCGGAGATATATAATACATGACAGATTTTTTAAAGAGTATAATTAAAGAAGTTGGAAATGAATATGCTAGTATAGTATATGATGGCGTAGAAGCGGGAGATGTTGACTCCTTTATTGATACTGGGTCATATATTCTCAATGCTCTTCTTTCGGGTTCTCTTAATGGTGGACTTGCATCAAATAAAATAACCGCTCTTGCAGGGGAATCTGCAACAGGTAAAACTTATTTTCTTATGGGAATTGTAAAGAACTTTCTCGACAAAGACCCAAATGCTGGCGTTATATATTTTGAGAGTGAAAGTGCTATTACGAAACAGATGGTCATAGATCGTGGTATTGATGCTAAACGCATGGTTATGATGCCTGTTACTACCGTACAAGAATTTCGTACTCAGGCATTAAAAGTTCTGGACTCATATCTTATACAAAATGAAGCAGATAGAAAACCTCTGTTTCTATGTCTTGATTCTCTTGGTATGCTATCTACAACCAAAGAAGTAGAAGATACAGCAGAAGGTAAAGAGACAAGAGATATGACAAGAGCACAAGTTCTCAAAGCTGCATTTCGCGTATTGACTTTGAAACTAGGACGGGCCAAGGTTCCTATGGTAGTTACAAATCATACTTATGATGTCGTTGGTAGCATGTTTCCTCAAAAGGAAATGGGCGGTGGTTCTGGACTCAAATATGCAGCGTCTACTATTATATATCTTTCTAGAAAAAAAGAGAAAGATGGAACAGAAGTAATCGGTAATATTATTCATTGTAAGAATCATAAATCTCGTTTAACAAAAGAAAATAAAATAGTTGATGTTCGGTTGACATATGATAAAGGACTTGATAGATATTACGGCCTATTGGAACTTGCAGAGAAGTATGAAATTTTCAAGAAAGTGTCTACGAGATATGAACTTCCTGATGGTTCCAAACAATTTGGTAAGACTATTTTAAATAATCCGAAAACATATTTTACAGAAGAGGTTATGCACGATTTAGAAATAGCAGCAGAAACAGAATTTAAATATGCTAGAAGTGACTGAGAATTGATGTTTAATTGTGCTAAAATTTATACTGATGTTATTTCTGATTCAAAATGTCAAGAATTTGTTGATAGATTTGAATCTGATACAGAACATCAAGAAGTTCAAGATTGCGGCCGTGGAGCCACCCTAACACAAATAAATTTGTTACATTCGCCTGATACTATTTGGAAAGATGATGTAAATTTTTTGGTAAATGTTATTATGGAACATGTTGAACAATATAAAAAAGATTGTGATGTGCAACCTGTTCAGTGGCCAGAGAATTTTGGTGTAGAACCCCCTAAGATGAAAAGATATATGTCAGATACGACAGATGAGTTTCCTGACCATGTAGATGTGCTTGATTATAAAACTGCTAAAAGATTTTTAATTACGTTTGTTTATCTTAATGATAATGAAGGTGGTCGAACTAAATTTCTTATGAAGGGGGATGAACTTATATCTCCTTGCAAACGCGGTTCCTTGATAATGTTTCCTCCGTTTTGGCCGTGGATTCATGCAGCAGAAAAACCAATAAATGGGCCAAAATATATCGCAGGCACTTATTTGCACTATGTCTGATATAAAAAGTAAATATATGTTTGTTTCTCAAGCAGGGGCTCAATGGGCTTCTATTTGTATTAAAGGTGGAAAGTTTAATGGCGTGATATATAATTATGGAAAAGTGTCTGTTCCAGAAAAAGAAAATGATGATGGAACCTTGCCTTTTCGGTTTGAATATGATATAATAGATAATGTAGGAATATCAAGAGAAGAATTTGGTGAAGACTTTTTTACTCTTATTGGTGATATTCTGGTAGATATTATAGATGAACAATTAAAGGGGAACAAACTCGGTTATGTCCCAGACCATTGAACGAACAGCTCTCACACAACTTGTAACAAACGAAAAATATGCTCGAAAAGTTCTTCCTTTTATGAAGGGAGATTATTTTTCTGATAAGATAGAAAGAACAGTACTTGAAGAGATAATAAAGTTTGTAGACAAATATAATAAGATTCCTACACAGACTTCTT